ACTGGATCAGGGCTGACAAAATCAAAGATTGCCCAGTAATTGAAGTACCTAACACCGCTGTGGCTAGGGAAGAATACTTTTACGATGTTCCCAAAAATCTGTGGAAATATGTAGATTTACGGGAATTGTTTTAAGCGATTTCACGGCCGTTTTTAAGGTCGGTAAGGGTAAGACCACCCGTGTATTGAAAATGGGCTAATTCTTTGAATGTACGCCATTCTCCAGCCCATTCCAAACCAGCTTGTTTCCCTAGTTCCCCGACTTTAGCCCATACAGGGTGAGAACCATCCCAGTCAGGCTTGCCGTTGACCATAGGTACGACATCAACAGCACAACGCCAGTTATGCCAAGAATCACCTGCTTTAGCATTAGTAACCACCTTTCCTGCTGTAGTCCTACCTTGTTCGTATAAAGCCTGTTGTGATTCATTATCACGGTATGTAGAGGTCACAAGCAAATCTATGCCCTCATCCTTGCACAAAGCAATAAAACGCTCTACACGCTCTTTTGCAGGGGCTATCAAGTCATCAAGGTTTCGGCTGTTTATCATTTTTTTTCATGTCCATAATTTTTTCAAGGGTGCGACCACCAAAGTAAAACGACATAATAAGCATACCCCATTGGCCTAACAATTCCACATAGTTGTTGTTTACCTCAATATCCCATGCGGACATCATGGCAAAGGTGGAATAGACAATAAGAATAAACACAAGGGTTAATGGGCGAATGTTTTTAGACAGCGTAGAGTCAGAGGCCATATCCGCTTCTTGACGCTTGGTCACTTCTTGGGCTTCTATATTATCGGCTTGTAATTCTGCTAATTTGCCTTGTTGCTGAAGTTCTAGTAATTTAGCTTGGGCTTCTGCTTTAGCGGCTGGGTCAGGAATGACTTTATCAAGAATCTTCATTCCTACGCCAATGATGTCATCTATACCAAACATATTAAACTTCCCCCATAAACATAGCAAAACGCTAAATAAGCAATCATTTAATGCCCCAAGTCAGATACCAAGCTATTAAAGCGGCTAGGGCAAAACAATAAAACTGAACTTTACGCACTTCTTTTAGGTCGTGCTGGAATTCTTCATTAGACTTGCGTTCCATGTTTTCAATATCCAATTTAATCCTTAATACTGCATCCCACTCTTTAACACCGTATTTCTTAACAAAATCAATCTTTAATTTTGCCTCTTGGTCGCTAATTTGCTTCTTTTTTTGCCAATCTTCCAATGCTTTAATTAATGCTGTTTGTTTCTTAAATTCTGCTTCCCGTATTGCTCTGCGTCTTTCTTGGGCTTTTTGCTGGGCTACATCTGTAGCGTCTTGCTGTATGCCCTCAATGCTTTTAGACAAGCCTTTAGCCGCTTCACGGCTTGAATCTAAGCTATTGGAAAGCCCTTTGATGCTTTCTGATATTCCAAATGGATCAGGCACATCATTAATTTAATTTAAAGGATATAGAAACAAGTGCGGCAATGATAAAACCAGCAGAAGCAATTAATATTTGCTCAAGTCTTTTTAAACGAGCATTAATTGTTTCATAGCGAAAAGCACAGACTTGTTCGTGTGCGGATAATGCCGCTTCGTTTTTATCAATAGTAGACATATTAACCAATCAATGCTTTGACTTCATTTTCAGTTAGACCAAGTGCAGTTAATTTAGCTAGTGCAGAAGCCTTTGTATCTATTAGGGCTTGTGCATCCGCTTCAGCCTGTGCAGTCACGGTTTGCAAATCATAAGTTACTTCATTGCCGTTTGCATCGTAAGCAATATTGCCTACTGTGCGGATTACTGTAGGGTAAAGTTTGTAGATTGCTTCTGTAATATTAATCATGCGGCAATCTCCATAAGAGTAATTGTATTAGTAGTACCACGCAAAGAAGATTGAATAGTTGCGGCACTTGAAGTTCTTTTCATATAAACAGCATAAGTTGTTGCAGAAGTAGTTGCTGGAGAATCTAAATAAACCATTGGAACTTGACCAATTAAGTCAGAAGCACCTGCATAAGTATCTGAAAATCCGTTTCCACTTGTTAAATCTGCACCATTTTTATATATTGTAAAAACTGCTTCGCCACCAGCAGCACTAATATATACATTTTGATTTACTATTATTAAAATTTTACTTGTAGAAAATTTAGGAGTTATAGGAGCAGTTAATCCAGCAGCTACATAAGTGCTTCCTGTAGTGCTATTGTTTGTGGTAGATGTAGCATTAACCACTTGCAATACCTGACCAGCACTAGCTTGTGTAGTAGCGTTTGGAAAGGTAACTCCATTGTCACCTGAAAGAGTTATAGACATTATGAGTTTCCTTTCAATGCTTGTATTTCTGCGGCTTGTGCATTTACTTTAGCGTTTAATTCTTGGATTGCGGCAGTTAATGTAGCTATTAAGAATGAAGTATCAATACTTTGATATATAGGGTTGCCTTCTGCATCTACGGCATCTTTTTTACCAATAACGCAATCAGGCACAACCGTTTGAAGTTCATGGGCTATAAAACCTTGACCATCAGAGCCATCTGCTTTCCATTTATATGTAACTGGATTTAATTGTAAAATTGTATTTAAAGCACTTGTCATTGGTACAACATTATCTTTTAAACGATAATCTGAAGAAGTTGTATATGCGACACTTGTTAAACCATTTTGTTGAATTACTCCTGCTGTGCTGTCTGCTGAATTTTTAAATACAACAAAAACATTGGTGTTTGAATTTACTACGCTACTTTTAATTGCTAGACCATTTATAACACTACCATCAAACAATATTCCAGTTTTACTATTAGCAATAACACTTGTAGAGCCAACCAATAAATTGCCGCTAGAATCAATACGGGCTTTTTCTGTTGGTGGGTTTCCAATGCTAAATAAAATATTATTATTTGCATCTGTACCAATTGATGCATAACCCGAATTGCTTATGTACCTTAATCCTAAAGTTCCACCAGTAGCACTAGAAATTTCTAAAGGTTGTGCTGGAGTAGTAGTACCAATACCTACGTTTTGTGCGGTAGTAATAGTTACCGCAGTAGTAGTACCATTAGTTTGTAGTTGAAGCTGACCGCTAGTATCACCAGCAATAGCTATTGCAGTTCCACTTGTGGTTCCAGCCGATATAGTAGATGCCATTATTTATCCTATTCGTACAAGATGTTAATTGAGCCAGCGTCAAATGTATCAGTTTCGTATGCCATTATGCAGTCCTCGCTAAAAATCCACTAAATTTAGACCAACTAGAATTATCGTTAGTTACCGAAGAACCACTATTTTGAAAACCAAATACTTCAATATAATCAGTTGTTCCGTTGCAATAAACTAAAGTGCTTACAGTTAAATAACCAAATAATCCAGTAGTTCCACCGCCACCACCTCTACTCCATACAGCACCATTTTTATAAATTAAAATGGATTGTTGTGTGGCCGCAAACGCAGTTCCAAATCTAAAATTAGCATTTATTTGATAATAACCAGCAACAGTAGGAGTAAAAGTAGAAGATGCAAAATTGTTGTTTGTATCAAAATCTTCTGTGCCATAAGTAATTTTTGTAAATGATGAATCAGGAATAGTTGTAGAACTACTAGAATAAGCGCTAAACGCTGGGCCTGTACTTGCAAAAGTAGATGCAGTAGTAATAACTGTTCCTGTGTTTGCAGGTAGCGTAATAGTATTAGTACCTGCTACGCTAGGTGCGGCTAATGTAATAGCCCCTGATGTATCGCCTGAAATGATTACTGAACTCATAGAATTACCCATCTCTGTCCTGTTGGGACTGTTACTGAAGCACCTGAATTAATTGTGATTGGCCCTACAGACATAGCATTTTTACTGGTGCTAAGTGTATAGCTAGTCGTTACAGTTACACCGTTTTCTACAAATACTTGATCGCCACCTGCACCTGTAGCACCACCGCCAATTTGAGCCCAATTACCGTATGTATATGAACCTACTACGGAAGCGTTACCAGCAGGATTAGATAACATTGTATAAGTAAATGTTGTTGTTCCTGTAACGGTAATAACAAAAGTACCGCTATAGGCGGCAGGGGTAGTACCCGTAATGTATACCGTATTTCCAGTAGCTAATCCGTGTGCTGTAGCAGTAGTTAAGGTAGCTGTAGTAGTAACATAAGTAATGGTGCTAATTGTTGCACCTGCGTAAGATGTATACCCTTCATATTGCTTTAAAGTGGTATTGAAACGAATCATTCCACTTGCAGGGGCAACAGGTCTTTGTGCTGTAGTTCCATTAGGTAATTTAATATCAGTAGTATTTGCAAAAGTAGTTTCACCATGAACCGTTAAAGTTCCTGCAATATCTACGTTACCAGTAATAGACGGGTCATTTAACTGGGCAAGAGTAACGGCATCGGTTGATGCTAATCCATTAGACAATCCTGTAACCCGATTGTTACCCATTTTAAGGTTGCCAGTAGCGGTAGTTTGTCCGTCTGCCGCTAATGAGCCAGTTAAGGCTGTAGCAATATCTGTAAGAGTGTTATTAGCCCATGTAGAACTAATAGTTGTGCCAGTTACTACTGGATTACCAGCAGGTAAAGTATATGTACCCGATCCGTTTCTACTCATTTGATGCTCCTTGAATTAGTGCATTTGTTGCTGGGACACCGCCTTGTATCATTAACATTCTAGCTAATGCAGATTGTTCAGGCGTTACTTCCCCTTGTATTAATCTGTTTTGTATAGGATTTGACAATGCTATTGACCTAGCTGTTGGTCTAACTGCAACAGAAGCCATTGCCGCAGGGTTTGTAACGGCAGATGCAATACCAGCTGTAGCAACATCTAATGGGTTTAATTGTGGCAAACTTCCCATCATTTCTGTTGTTTGTGCGGCTTTTGGAAATTGTGCGGCAAATTCAGCGGCTGTTTTTAATTCATCGCTTAATGGTTTTCCTTTTTTCAATTCTCTTGCTAAAGTTCTAGCATCTACTGTTCCTGATACTGGATTTAATGCTTTTTGTACTGTATATGTTTTAGCAATTAATTGACGAGCATTTCTAAACTCATCAAGCATTTCTTTTTGACCAGTTGTTTGTAAATGTTGCTCAATTTCGTTTTCAAGTAAATCAGCGGCTTTTTTATTAGCATTACCCAATAATTTTTGATTTGACCCATAAGCAGTATTAGCGGCATCTCTTAAATCAATAATTTTAGCTACAGCCGCAGAACCATCAAAAGCATCTGATCTTAAAGAATCTGTTAATTCAATAATAGGACTGGGTTTGGCATTAGGAAATCCTGCTAAAGCCTTTAATGGCTTACTAGCCAATTGATTTAAACCTTCTGTATATTGTTTGCTGGGTTTAATAGTTCCAATGTTTTCAATATTTTCGTATGCTTTTCCAGCTACACTTCTAATATTGTCTAATACTTCAGGAACAATTACTTCATTTTCAGGTAAACCTAATGATTTAGCTACTAATTTATGGGTTACAGCTTGATTTTTAGCTGAAGCATTTTGGGCTGTAGTAACTTTTCCAGCAGTACCTTCCAAAACACGATTTACAAAAGATTCTCTTGCTTGGGTTGGTGGAATTACATAGCCAGCTTCTCTAGCTTTTTCTACTGCACCAGCCATTTGTTGCGTTTGTTCAGGGCCACGCAATACACCAGCTAATTTTTGTAATGGAGTAACTACTGCACCAACTGTACCGCCAATACCAGCTTGTTTAAGTTGTTCTTGATAAAGATTTGCTCCAGTTTTTCCTGTTTCTTCAGGGGTTAATGCCCCCGAAACAGCACCCATTCCCACATTTTGTGTTAAAGGTGATAGCTTTGTATAAGATGGAATAGATCCAATTTTAGCCATGCCAACAGCAGGTAACATTACTCCAGCTACACGACCAGCACCATAAGAATAAGGGTTTGCTTCTTGATATTCACCGCTTTCTTTAGCTAATCTTTGCACTAATTCATTAACTTTTGGTGCATTGCCAGTAACCAATTGTGCTCCAGCCAATAATGGATCAATAGCGGATTTTGTAACACCTGCCAAAGCGGATTCTAAAGGTCTAGGTTCAGCCAATACATTTCTTTGACCACGATTAATTGCTCTGCCTGTAGCCGCACCACCACCAGTTTCACCAAAAGACATTGGGGATGCTGTAGTTGCCATTTGTTCTGCAATCATGGCTTGTGCTTGTTGTGGCGTAGTTCCTTCTGCTACTTCAAACCTAGCAATACGACCATCGGGCATTTGAAATCTAGCGATTGGCATTTTCAAATCCTAAAAATTTAGGTGCATTTATGGTAGGAACATTTAATTGTTGATTAATATTTGGTTGTGTTACAGGTGCTGTGTAAGGCAAAGATGTTCTTGGCGGTGTTGCTCTGCCTGAAGATATATAAGCTGAATCAATTAATGTTTCTAAACGTTGCTTTTTGGCTTGTATAGCGGCAGGTTTATCTCCCAATTTAGGGAAATAAGTATCACGCATACCCAATAATTGTTCTTTGGTATATGCCGCACCAGTACGCAAAGTTAAAGCCGCATCAAGTATGTCTAATTGAGAATCTTCAATAACTTGACGCTGTGCTGGCTTCATTGTTCTGCTTAACAAATTAGGCCCAGTAATAGCTTCTACTACACTTGCTGGTACATTTGGTTTAACAGCATTTGGATCTACACCTAAAGCTGTTTGCATTTGTTGCAAATTTTTATCCAAAATATTAACCATAGTGCCAGCTTTGCGTTCTGTTTCAGATGGCATATTAATATGAGTTACAGCCGCTTTATCTTTTTCTAATTGACGAACTTTTTGTTCAACTTGAGCCATTTGGTCAGGCGTCCATTCGGCACGATTTCTTGGCAAGTTAGGTATTAAAGACACGGCTACATCAAGGGTTGCAGGTAGTTTTCCAGCACCTTGATATATTGGCTTTAATGTATAAGGATCAAGCAATACATCTTCAACGCCAACTTTCATTGGGCCTTCATTTATCTTGCCAAAAGCAAATTGTCTTTGAGCGGCAGATGCTTTTGGATTTGCATAAAGGTTGGCATAAGCCGTTTGAGGATTAGGTGCTATTGCTGGCGTTATTTCTCTTTGTGCCGTTGGCATAGGAATATTGCCAGCGTAAGGCCCAGCTAATTCTGTATTTTGAACAACTGCTGGAGTGCCTTGTTTTTCTTTCATAAAATCAGCCATAGCAGACGCTTCATCTGATCGCAATCTGTTGGCTAAATCAATTTGTGCTTGTTCTGCTTTTTCAATTCCTTTTTGACCAACATAAGTATTAGCTAAACCAGCTAAATTTTGAAATATGCTAGGTCTTACATAATGTCCACTAATCATTTGACCTTGTGGCTGTTCCATGCCTTTTTGCAATAGCATTTCAGACATCTTTTGTTGGCGTAAAATCTGTTGCTGTTGCAACATCTGTTCGGGAGTTAATGTTCCAATATCAACCATAATTAAAACTCCTGTGCCGCTAACATTCTACTTTGTGGAGAATACATATCAGTACCGTATTTCTGTAAAATGTCATATTGGGTAAATGGGTTATATGTGTTTAAACCACCCATTTGTGCATCTTTAGCGTTTATTTGGTCTTGTGTAGACTTATCCTTACGCAATGCTTGGGCTAAAGCTAATGGGTTCATACCACCGCTTCGAGATTGCCCAGCTTGGTTTGCCAATTGATTTTGCTGTGCAAGTGCCATCTGTTGATTAGCTTGCTGTTGACCAAAATTTTGAAATACAGGCTGTAAACCGCTAACATCCTGAATTGATTGACCTTGAAGAATATAGGGGTTCATAGCAATCCGTAATCTACGACTTTATAGCCGTCATCTAAGGTTTTAACTGCATAAGGATAGACTTGTTCTACTTCTTGAGCCATGTAGCCGTAATGAACGCCATGTCCAGCTAATTCGTGATCTTTAAATTCAGGCTTGTATTCGTACTTGTACACAGTTAAGCCATTATTAGCAATGCCAATTGGTTCAATATTTTCTTTAGTGCGAATATCAGACATTAAAGGTATTGCGGCCGCACCTAGACTAAATAATCCACCTGTCATTGCATTATTAGCCGCATTAGAAGCGTTAGAAGCGGCTAAATTAGCGTTGTAACCCATTGAAGTTGCACCCAAAATATCAGCACCAGCGGTACTTGGTTGCATAGCAGGGTTTACAAAATTAGGGTTTTGCACTTGAGCACCTGAACGCACCGCATTAAGGGTATTGATTGGTTCATTGCGTTTATAAGCAAGTTCATTAAATCCTTGAGCACGGGCTGTATTACCTACGTTAAAACCTTGTGTAGTTGCGGCCGCCAATAGATCATTTTCTTTTTGACCTTGAGCCATCATTGCTCGTCTATATGCTTCTGAACCTACGGGTATACCCGAATTAGCTAATTGAGTGCTTAATGCTTCACGCCCTTGTTGAATCTGTGGCTGAAGTCTTTGCATATAAGCATCTTGATAGTTTTGGCTAGGATTAAAGCCAGTAGAAGGTAAAGAACTTGTATCAAAAGGCTGATTAATCATGTTTTCTACATAACTAAGACCTTTTTGACCTAATTCACCAGTACCAATACTTAATTTGTTTTGAATATCTAATAGTTTTTGTTGATCGGGAGCAAGTTTTTGAGTAGCGTTCCACATAGGATTGCCGTATTTGTCCTCGCCCGACATATTGTATTCAACAGAACCATAAGGCGTGTATTGGTTTACACGATTGGCGGCAATACTAGCCCGTGCCGCATCTAAATTACCTGCCGCAGTTTCTTTTGCCGCACCTGCATAATCAGGTGGTGGTGGAGCACTTCCCCCGCCTTTTCCCATATCTTTCTCCTATAAACCTACAATTGTCTTTTGTCATAACAAAAAACAGCAAATCGCCTGAAGGAAAAACATCAAGTAGTTGGGCTTTTTCCTCAAAACCTAAATTTTTAACAAACTTAATTGAAGCCTCATTATCGCTTATAACAGGGACAATGATCTTATTTACCCCTAATTGTACAAAAGGATAGTCAAAAATGATATTTAAATATTCAGGTGTCATTTGCCGTGTTAGGGCAATATGGCACATTACAGATACTTTGTTGTAATCTTCGTACCAAACACCTGCACATATTTCACCATCTTTAATCCAGCCAATAGCTGTTGAATTTTCAGGGGTAAAAACCATGCCACATTGGTTTCCTACCCATGTACCAACAGCCATTTTATCCAAACATAGCAATTACAATACGCCCCCAGTTTCCATTACATAATCGGTTGATGCCCAATGCAGTTCAATACCTTGCGATGCCACATTAATATTAATTGATCCAGCAAATCCTGTTCCTGTAACCCCTTGCCAAAACTTAGTGGTAGTCAAAGTGCCACCCCAATTAGCGTCATCCCACAAGGATGTGTCCCAAACACCCACATCTAATGTGGATGGATTAAAGGCAACTTGATTGACTAAAGGTTGGGTGTCAAAATCGGTGCTAATACCGCATAAAACGGTCGGTAAGCCGTTATCTGTCTGTAGGATAGGGCGTACTAGCGTAAATCTTTTAAGCTGTCCACGGCTGTCAAAATAGCTATACGCTTGCTGTGCAGTTGCAGTAATGTTAGAACCATTATCAGAAGGCTGACTATAAAACTGACCAACATAGCCATTAGCACCAAAGTAAATTTTGTTACTTCCTGAAACTTCCCAGCAAAGGGCATTTATTCCAGTAAATCTAGCCCATGACTTTGTAATCGTGTGCATGACATATTGTTCAAATCCTAAACCAGTAGGAATGTTCAAAATGAGCATATTTTCACTAGCAAAGTAATTAATCTGCCAACCAAATTCAGCATAAAAAGTAGTTGCCGCTTGGCTTACAGCGTAATAAATCTTGTCTGTCAGGTTAATACGGGGGTCTAATCGGGATGATTGCAAGGCGGCAGACATTGGTACTAAACCGTCTTGGGTTAGCAATAGCAAATCACCAGCAAATTTAAAGAAACAGCGTCTAGCAAAGGTTTGACCCATTTGCCATACACCGACTTCACTCCAAGCATTAGAATCGCTAGGGTTTGTACCCTTATAAACAATGACTTCACCCATGCTAGTTACAAAAGCGGATAGGTCATCTACGCCATAACCAGCATCTAAAGTCCATGTTCCCATTGCTTGCAGGTAGCCACCTGAACGGGCAATAGCACCTAAATTAAAGTCTAATGCCGTACCACCGATAGATTGCACAGGTAAATACCAAAATGTCATGCTGTCTTTTTGCACAAAAAACAGTCTGTTTTGGCACATATTAATGTTTACTAGGGTATTGCTATTTACCCCTGCTATACCAATAACGGTATAAATACCCACCACAGTAGCGTTTGCCGCTGGTGCGGTAAGCATTGTGTAGGTAAAAGTATTTGCTCCAGTTACGGTAATGTAAAAAGTACCGCTGTAATTAGCTTCCGTAGTACCTGAAACGCTGACCCGATTACCTGTGGCAAGACCGTGAGCCGTAGCTGTTGTAACGGTAGCCGTTAGGTTTCCTGCTCCACCTCTAGTAATAGTGCTAATTGACACGGCTGTGGCTGTAGTAGCCATCTTGTACCAACGTGTTCCGTCATACAGAATGGCAGGGTCTGCACCGTTAACCGCTAATAGAAAGTGTCCACCAGCAGTCGTAATCATGCAATGCTGGAATTTGCTGTTAGTTAAACCTGTTAATACAGAGCTTGCGGTTGCAGATGAAGCGTTATAAATAGTGCCGCCAGCAATTGCAAAAAGCGTGTTTGTGCCGTCTGCATTGGCGTAATTCATTAAAGTCTGAACTTCGCCAGTAATCCCTGTAGATGCTTGTGAATAGCCTTTTCTAAGGGTTACATCGGTAGGCGTAGGAAAGAAATTGACTAACTGCACCGCATCTAACGGTTGCATTTCAGCCAAAGAATCCCTAGCGTTCCAGCCCCCAATTGGGGAAGCTAAAGAAGTAGTCTTAGCGGTAAAGCGTTTAGCAACCGCCATAATTAGCTACCGTAGCCAGTATCAGGGATGTTTGCCCAGCCAATTAATACAGCACTTGGAGCAGGAGCAAAAGATAAAGTAGCTGATCCTTTGTCATTAGCCTTAGCAACGCTTAGATAGCGGTTGTAATCTTGTTGTAACGCAGTAGTATCAAATGACTTGATTTGGAAGTATTTGAGTTTTGTAGCTAAAACTAAAACGGTGTCATCTAATACAGTTGTATCGGTATCGGCAGTAAAGCTGTTCTTGACAACATCAGCGGCACTTCTAGCCCAGCCTTTAGAACGGTATTCAAACCCTAGATATTCTTGGGTATTGTAGGGTGGCCATATCTGAAATGTATTGCCTAAGATTCTCCAACGAACCCGTGGGCCTGTTGAAATATAACCCGACTTTAGCCATTGCCATTGCTGTGCATCTACAGGGCCAAGCATCTGCCAATGCTTTGTCTTGTCCCAATGGGTATTGTCTGTAATGGTTTCGTAGTCAGGTGGTAAGGGATAAATAGTCTTGCTGAAAGTTACAGAACCGCCTGTAGATGTTGCTGAAGCTAACTGACTAGTATTCAGACTAGTTGAAGTTAAAACTTCATCAACATAAGTGTCTTGGGGAATACTTGTTCCCACGATTGAATAAGTGTTGTCCAGCCCTGTAGTACTAGGAATGTTATCCAATAGATAAGAACCATTCGTAGTATTACAGGTCGTGGTTATTGCAGTTGTATAGAAACGATACTCAAGTTCTAATGCTTGCCAATCATGCTCCTTAACCAAATCATATCCAGCACGGTTCATCAGGGCAAGAATCTGTTGCACATCTTGACTGGTGTTTCCTGCTACATAGGTAGGAACGGCTAAGTTAAGTTCAGCGGTAACTTGCTGGACTAATTCGAGCATGGTATAGGACATAATTAGACTTCCTCTGTGGCTTCCGCTTTGCGTTTACGGGGTTTCTTTTCACCAACAGCGGCAAGTATA